TCCAATGGCTGACTTCGGATAGGAACCACGTTTGGTGTTCGTAGTACCAACGGTCATGCACAAGCCATGCCATAAATTGATTCATGTCGGTCGTGAAAATCAGGACTGGTTCACCGGGTTCCGGCATTCGGTCCAAGCATTTAATCCATTCCATGGTCAGGCGTTTTTGGCTTGGAGGATACGACCGAGCAGGGTCCAGTTCACGGACCAAGCCTTGATGGTTTCGGATTTGTCGGGTCGGTTGCAGTTGACACATTCCTTGCGGATATGCAGTTGCCAGCGTCGGAAATCGGTTGGTGTGGTTTTCATGGGTTTGGGGTTTGGTTATTGGTTATTATTCTCAACGACCTGTCCTTCTTCAAGTACGGTCATTTCGTAGTAGTCCGTTCCAAATCCGTATGCATCGTATTCGTTAGGACTGCCCTTTGGGTAAACTTTTTCAATATGCTTGTTTACGGCTTTGATAGCTTCTTCTTCGCTTTTAGCAATGGTGAAGAACGATTGCTCACCGTGTCCTTGTGGTTGGAATGCATATAGTTTCATCGGTTTGGGGTTTGGTTGGTAAGGTTATAGGCTGACGCTGGGGGAGGTTTGGTAAGACCAGAGGCTGACGGATTTATCATTCATTATATGCGGTAAGGGTGCTTATTGACCGATTTCTCATTCATTGTATGCTCTTGCGTATAGGCAAATATACACACTTATTCAACGAATGTAATTACTATTCATTTTTTAAATTTATCTAAATCTTTGACTGGAAGGTTCCAACAATCTCCCTTAAAAATCCATCCATTACCACTAATATCGGGGCTTCCTTTTTCATTAAATTGAGCGTTATTGAAAAAATCATCCTTTGATTTATAGCCCAATAAAAACCCGGTTCGCATATCTTCTAAGACCCTAACAAAAAAATAGAAATCGCATTCTTGGTTGATATTATGGTTTGAAATGCTGCATAAAAAACGCCCTTGAGGATAAAATCTTGTCCTTTTGGTTTTTATTTCAACCTTAAATTCATTGATTATTAGGTCGTAATGATATATATCTTGTCCAATAATTTTGTTATTTACGTCAAAACCTTTGTTTTTGTAATAATCAAAAACAATTATTTCACCAATAGCCCCATATTTATTTCCTTCTCCTTTTGTAAACGACCCATTAAGTTTATCAAAAGAATACAATTCCTTGGCTCTTGCCCTTTGTTCGTTTGTGATTGGGACAATTATCATGTTTTCATAATTAAGTTTTGAAAATCCTCAACGCTTCGGATGACCTCGTACCTGTACCCTGCTTCTTGAACCACCCCCTGCCACCACTTCTGCGAGAGGGACTGCTTGCCCTTATTGGCCTTGAACTCAAGGAAGATGGCTCCTTTGTCGGAGAGGTAGGTCATGTCTGCAACCCCAGCGGTCAGGCCAATGCCCTTGAGAAAATGACCGTTGGTTCGGCTTCGTGGGTTGTTGAGGTTCAGGAACAACCGCCCTTCTTCGTGTGGCCTTAGGAGTTTGAACAACTTAACGCAGGCTGCTTGCAGGGTGTATTCGGGGGTCATAGCGGATATTCGTTGGCTTTGGTGTAGGGCAGTTGACATTGAACTTGGGCGATTCCAAGGCTTCCGTTCCGGTTCTTTCGGAAGATGACTTCCATCAGGTCTTGCTCTGCGCTCTTGTCGTGTTCGTAGGGCCTGTAAACAAAAGCGATTTTGTCGGCATCGAACTCCAGTTGCCCCGTTTCTCGCAGGTCAGACATGATGGGACGATGGTCGGCCCTGCCTTCGGTTGCCCTTGAGAGCGAAGAAACCACGACCCCGAAGACCTTCTGCCTCTTGCAGATTGCTTTGAGTTGCTTGCTAATGTTGGTCATCTGCTCAATCTTGGGCTTGGGCTTGTCAATCTTGGCAGGTTCTACAAGTTGCAGGTAGTCGAGGTAGAAACCAACGATTCCGAACTTGGCCTTAAGTTTCGCTATCTCCCCCTCGATGCGGTCGAGGTTGGCTTGGTGCAAGTCCACGATGTAGAGAGGCTTGCCTTTCAGTTGGTCGGCTTTTTGGGCCAAGGTCAGGAACTGCTCGGTGCTGATACGCTCGTCGGGTTTTAGGAATGCAGACCCGTCCATGGTTCCAAGGTTGGAAAGCATACGTTGGGTCAGTTGGTCTGCTGACATCTCCATCGTGAAGAATACGACGGGAATATCGGCCATGGCTTGGTTCATCGCTATTTGCAAAGCGAGCAGGGTCTTACCCATTGCAGGCCTACCACCTACGAGGATGAACTCGGATGGCTTGAACCCAGTGCAGATGTTGTCAAGCGGTCGGATAAAGGTTTGGTAGATTTGGTCCTTGCGTCTGCCTTCCCGGACCTCGTTCATGTTTACGAGAAAATCCTTTGCCAGTTCATGGGCTGACGATTCGGAGGCGTTGGATTCAACGGCTTGAATGGATTGGTAGCGTTGAAAGGCTTTAGGTATGTCCCGGTCATGGGCGAGTTCTTCCATGATTCTTGCTTCTTCACGTTCCTTCCAAAGGTCGTGCAGGTCGGATGCGTAGGTCTTCCAGTTGCTGACAAGCCCTGCTTCGGGGTCGATGCCTTCGAGCAGGACATGGGCTTGACCTTGGTCTGCGAGGTATTTGTAGACGGTAACGATGTCCACCTCTCGCTCTGCTTTGTGGAGGGACTCGATAGCCCGGTACAGGAGGACGTTGTTGCCTGTGAATAGGCGTTCAGGAATTTGGGTTAGGAGGACAGTTCGGTTCACGAACTTGTCCATGAGGCAGCCGAGCAGTTTGCGTTCAGCGGACAACTGGTAAGGGTTCATCATCGGAGGTTAGGTTTGAGTAGGCGAAGTTAGGTGTTCGTTGGATGGCTTGGTCCTCCCATCTTTTGCCGTTTAGGTAGGTGGAAGGGTGCGGAACGAATTGTGCAGGGGTTTCGGAGTAGAGGCGTTGAATGTTGCTGACTGCCAGTTCTTGCTCGGTCTTGGTTAGACGTAGGAATGAACGCTTGGCTCTTGCCTTGTCGGTCTTTCTTGGGAATGCTTTCCAAAAACCCTCGAACTGCTCACTCACATTTTCTCTTCTCTCCTCTTCTCTTCTCTCCTCTTCTCTATTGAACACAGGTTCAACCTTGGTTGAAGGTAGGTTCAACATAGGTTCAACGTGAGTTGGAGTTTCTACAATCTTAGTGAGCCTTCGTTCGGCACTTCTTTTGCCTGCTTCGGACATCTTTGTACGGTGCAAATTGGCCTCTTCCCATTGAATATCAAGGAATTTAATGAAGATGTGCTGACCATTGGTTTCAACAAGTTTGGTTGTGAGTAGTCGCTCCAAGTGTCCGTCCCCCTCCAAGTGAGCGTGGTCGTGAGTCATCTCACATTCTGCGTTCCAATACACGCAGCAAAGGCGTAGGAATGCGACTTGAACTTCGGCAGGTTGCCGTGATATTCTGCCCATCATCCAATCGGCTGGGGAGAATTTAAACCAAGATATTTGCTTCATAGCGGTAAAAAAAAATACCCCGACTGATAGCAGCAGCCGGGGTAGGGGTTCAAGCATGACCCTTTATCGGTAGCATCACTTGGCTGCTATACAAGCAATGCGTCTATTGGTAAATGTATCTAAGGCACAAATTTACACTAAAAAGGCATATCGCCATCTTGTGGTGCAAGATTTCCACCGCTGGTCTGCTGCTGCATCGGCTCTACTTTACCGCTGATGAACCGCTTGCCGTTGGATTCCTTGACCCACCCGGAGAGGCGCATCTTGGTTCCATCGGGGAGAACCACATCGCCCCTGTAATCCGGGCGTTTCGGGTTGTCGCCTTTGTCGTTGACGAACAGGGTGAAGGTGTTGGGTTGGGGGGTGTAACTCATGGGTTTGTTTTTTAGTTGTGAGTCTTTTATTAAATCAATTATTGGTATTAAATAGCCTTTTGAGGTTAAATCATCGCCTCCTAATTTTACTGGATAATTATGTGCAATTTCTTTTAGGACTTTAGTTGGTATAAAAATTAAGATAGGTTCAAGAAGGAAAACATACCAGTCGGATTGAGATGTTGAGATTCCGCTTGGCTTTTGCCTTGATTCAAATTCAATATAAACATTTCCTGTTTTGTGAGTTTGATAATCATGCTTTAGTTCAAACCTTCTATTATCGCCTCCAAGGTCTTTGCTTAATTCTTTTAATAAATTTGCAAGATTTTCTTCATGTTCAAATTCTTTTTGAAGAGCAACGTCAAACCTAAAGTCATTATTACCTATCATTGATTTTTAGGTTTAATTGAGTAAGTGCAAAGGGTTCTCTCTACGACCTCTCCTGAGGCCCGTAAATCCCTTATGATTCGGTAGGTGGCCCCTTTGCTCGTTCCAAGAATATCTTGCAACT